TACGGACTGCCAGTATTTCCTGTTTCAATTGCATGAATTGCTGATAATGTGCCGCTTGGCAGTCCGTATTTAGACTCAAGACCAGAAAAATTATACTTGGCTGCGTTGGCTTGAACTTTTGAGCTTGCAGTTAAAACTTTCTGCTGCTTCTCAAGTTCCTTGGTTCGCTCCTTTTCAGCGGTCTTTCTGGATTCAATAACCTTTTTGTTTTGCTCCTCAATGCTATTGATTTTCAGTAAATATTGAACTTGCTCTACAGTAATCGACTTGCCTTCTTTTTGAAGTTTTAACGCATATTCCGAGATTAAGTTAATTTGTTTCGCGTTATAGCCCTGAGCCAGCATTGCTTTGGTTAAGCTTGCATTAAACTCGCGATCAAACAAAGACTTCTTAAATTCAGCTTGAGCCTTGGCTGCTTTTTCCGCTGCCGTTGCGTTTTTATCAAGAGATTTGGAATTTTCATCCACACCAACTGCTGCGGTTTGTGCTTTGCGACCAGATAACTCAACCTCAATACCAAATAAATTCAGTTTTGATTTTGTATTGGTCGCCTCTTTTGCGTTTTTTTCAAACTCAACAGTATTCGCTTTGATTGACTCATAAACTTCTTTACTGATGCGAAGCTCATTAAACCGCTGTACTGCCTCACTCATGCTAATCGTGCCGTTGCGGGCATCCTGCACAACCTGCACAACTTCCTTATTTCCTTTGTAAAGTTGCTCAATTGCATTCAATTGCATGTTGATCTTGCTGCTAGATTCAGACAATGCTGCATTCTGGCGCTCAAAAGCTGCCGCCATATCATTAACAGCGTTATCTTTCTCAAGACCTTTTAAGGCCAGTAACTCATCTTTTGCTTTTTTCGCAACAGCAGCTTGTTCTTCAAATTTTGCATTTGCCTCGGCTGTGCGATTCTTTAGGTACATATAGCCAGCAGTCAATGCAGCCACGCCTATCGTTAGCGCACCAATTGGACCACCAACCAAACCAAGCAACATTGCTCCACGTGACCGACTAGCATTCAATGCATTTTCAGCAACAGTTTGAGTAGCTACGGCCGCCGCGCTTTGCTTTAATGCAATGCTGTGTGCAATTTCAGCCTGAGTGAGTCGCATAGTTGCGGCTGCACGCGCTTGGCGAGTGGTAGCTGAGTTTAATTCCTGACGCGCTAGATTGATCTCAGTAAGCGCTAACGCTGCTACTTGACGAGTACGTTGCACCTCCACCGCAGTCAATTGAATCTGAGATTGCAGGGCTGCTGTATCTGCTGCTCGTCGTGCCACCACTGCGGTGATCGAACCGTGAATCGCCACTGTTTGAGTGGCAATAGTTTTGGTTAGTAAGGCTACACCGCCAATTACCGCAATATTTGCAACTGCTTCTAGGTTTTGACCCAACATCGAGATTGAGGAAGTGAGGATCTGTGCCGCACCAGAGGCTTGTCCTGACTCACCTGTAAATTTGGTTATAGCATTCCCTAGCTCCGATATCGACTGCTTGATGGTTGCATCTGTTTTTGCATATTCAGCATCTGCTGTGGATGACATAGATAAAAGGGCTTTGGTAACTTTTTCAGATGTCAACTCGCCAGCTTCTGCCATAGCTTTTAATTGCCCAATTGGGACTCCCATTCCCTCAGCCAAAAGTCGCATAAGACCATAACCATTCTCCATTACTGCGTTGAATTCATCGCCACGCAGTTGTCCATTACCAAGCGCTTGCCCTAGTTGAGTAATAGCTGATGCAGCCCCCTCTGCACTGGAGCCTGACAATGCAATACCTTTTGAAACAGTTTCTGTCAGCTTTGAGATGTCTGATTGCGCCAAGCCTATTTCTTTGGCATTCATAGCAAGCTTTTGGTAAACAGTCGTAACTGATTCCCATGAAGATCTTGATCGCTGTGCAATTGCGAAAGTCTCTTTCATAGCACTATTGAGTTCGGCCTGTGAGTCTGTGACGAGCTTTAATTGGTTTTGGATACCTGTATACGTATCCATTTTGCCAATAGCAGCACCAACAGTCACAACACCAGCCATATAACCCGCAAGTTGACGAGTTGCCACAGACATAGAATCCATAGATTGTGACGCATGGTCGCCATTGCGCTCAATATTTTGGAGTTCATTTGCTACATTTCGTGCATTTCGTTCGGCATTTCTTGAGTCGATTACGATTCTTAATACAGATTCTTGAGCCATTTCACTTTCCTGCGGGCAATAAAAAAGCCCGCAGAATGCGAGCTGTGTTTTTAAGTATTTAAAATCCGCTTGCGCGGTTTTGGATTACTCTGATTTCCAGTTTTTTCTGTCACATTTAAAATTAATCTCATCCATATTCCCGCTTGATGCCAAATCACTGCATTTTTTTGCGGACGACATGTATTTGTTTGGGTTTAATGAGCCTGTATAAGGCTTGCATTTTAGGTTTTTGGACTGCGTAAGCAATAGATTAATTTGGTTTTGATTGTTTGCGATTTCAGAATCCAAGGCGGTGGCTTTATTGTAGTATCTGGCTGCATAGTATGATTGCTGCATGGTTTTGGTGGCAGCCATGTCTTTTAAATTTTCCTCAATATCGCTATTTATTGAAGAGCAACTTGCGGAAGCTGCACCACTTGCGCCACCTAGGAGTAAAATTGCAATTAATAATTTTTTCATATGAATACCCTCTTATAAGTAATCACAAGATACTAATTCCAGAATAAAAAAACCACCTTTCGGTGGCTTTCTAATTAGAAGTTATATCGAAGACCGGCTTTGTAAGTTATGCCATCATAGTCGCCAATGGTGTAATTATAGTGATCAATACCATCATGCGAAGAGCATGTGCCACTACCTACACTGTTGCTTGTGGTTCCGTCTTTACATGTTGTGGATGATGATATATCCCAAGACCACTTATATCCAATACCGCCATATACGGAGAGAGATGGAGTGAAAGTGTAGCCAGCTTCCAACCCGATAGGGATAGTCCAATAAGTTGATGTGTCAAAACCATCTACATCCAGAACGCCTACACCGGTGCCAAGAGTACCTAAAGCATAAAATCCATTGACATCAACAAGGTTTAAATGCCCACCGAACGAGAATTCATAAGCATCACCATCATATTCATCGTTTTGCTGATATTCAATTTTTCCCCATAAGCCATTTTTATGTGGTGAAGAAGAAAAGCCGATGCCAAATCCCTTTAAGTCTTCATCAATATTATTTGCAAATTTTCCCTTCTGAGTTGAATACTCCAGCATTAAGGAGCTATTGAGTGCAGCTTCATTTTTATATCTTACCAGCTGTAACGGCTTATAATATGTTTCCTCAACTGGCGTTTCCTCAGTATTTAGCGGTGCTGGTACACCCTGCTGAATAAGCAAAGGCTTATCTGCGGCCGCAAAAGTAGAAATACACCCAACAGTCAAAGCTAAAATTATTTTTTTCACTATCCCACCCCCATTAATAATGAGAATAAGATACTAATTTATCGAGCAAAAAGAAACCTCCCGAAGGAGGTTTGTTGTTTAGGTAAGAACAAAAGCAATCACAATCAGCAGTACGACTAATGCATAGCAGCTATACTTCCACATATAAATGGTTCGCGTGGCGTTGGTCATGATCCTGTCATAATCTTTCATTTTGAGTGTGGTCATTTCAAGGGTTTTCGTACCCGACCTCAATGCATCTTCAAGCATTTTAATGTCTTGCTTTAAGAGCCTCTCTTCTTTCCTATGAAGCATCATTAACTCACGCATACACTGAATTCGATCTGCAACCTCTTCAAGCAGCTCATCACGAGTCATTTTGAGAATACTTTCATCTAAGTCATGACTCATGATGCGCCACCCTGATCTTTAGCCAACTTCGCCAATCCTTTGGGAGTAATGCGGACTTGCTCGGTGATTTTTGTCGTACCATCTCCGCGCGTTACTTCTGTAACCTTGTGTTCAAGATAGCCCGCCTGCACTTTATCCGAGTACCCCAACCAGTGGGAATTGCCTGCACGTTTATATATCCATTTCATCTTTTCACTGGAAAGATGGGAAATAAAGTCTTTAGGTCGCATTTGTAATGCTTTGGCTGCATCGGTTAAACATAAACTTCCATCAGCTTTTGCAATTCGCTCATAAGCATTTACATCTTGAGCCATTTCTTCAACTTTATGCTCTAGCTCAATTACTTTTTCAGAATAACCAAGTAATAAACCTCGCAAAGCGTTCGGATCGGAGAGTGCTTTCATTGGATCGAAGTTTTCAACCAATTCTTTAACTTTGAAATACCCTTTCACTAATTGCTTTTGAACTTTCCAAGCCAAGTCATCAGTGAATGACTTCACTAACATTAAGTAGCCTGATTCGGTTATTAGTGTTAGTCCGCGTGTTGGCACATCTATTCCGTAAGGACGAAATTCGTCCTTTTTAGAAAAATCAATAAGATAGAAGTCTTCATTATTAACTAGACGGTCTTTGTTTGCTGTAAAAGTTCTTCGAGCTGTTCCATCTGGACGCCCATGGACTTCATCAATCATCGCAAAAGTTACAACACGCTGACCTTGATACTCAACAATAGATAAAGCTTTATCAGCAACCATTACTGTATTATTTAATTTTGCATTCATGCTGCACACTCCTTTAAAACCAAGTTCGCCGCTTTTGGTGAGTGCTGTTTGAAGTATCTGATTTCTTCATGACATACAGTTGCCCAGTCGTCCAACTTATCCCAAGTAATAGCTGCCAATGTGTAAGCAGTGGTATGCTTTTCAGACTTTTCCATAATCAAGCGAACTAGCGTTTCCAGTGCGCTAAAGCCCTCTTCAGCATTGTTGATAAACTCAACAAAGCGCTCTAATTGGTGCTCACTGATCTGAACTTGATTCGCTTCAGTGATATGAGTTATATTTGACATGTGTTTACATCCTTCTGTGATGGCAACTGAACCTTGCGAAATGTGGTAGTGGAGCAAGGTTTTTTTGTGCCTGTTGATTTCATGCTTTCGCACTCTCTTCTTTTAAAAACTTTTTAATCGCTTGATTAATCAGCCAATTCATTGGCAGGTGATCTTTCTTTGCAAGCTCTTTTAGTCTTTGATGATCTTTATCATCTAAAAACCGCATTTTGTACTGTTGATTTTTTTGCTCTTTCATCTTTAAACCTCCCTTAAATAAACCACCGTGGTCTATTTAATTAAATTTAAACCACGGTGGTTCTATTGTCAATGCCCCACGGTGGTATAAACTATATTTTTTTCTTGGTGTATGTTTATGAGCAGAGAAGACCCGCAGCTAAAGATCCGTTTGCCTTTAGAATTAAAAGAAAAAATTACTCAATCTGCCACCGACCATGGTCGCTCCATTAATTCGGAGGTGGTTGCTCGACTTGAAGATAGTTTTACGAAGCACACACCTGATTTTGCTATTACAAGTATTATCCCTGCCTACCTAACTGGCTTAATATCCAAGTATGAAACACAAAAGATTGTCAATTTAAGCGTATTGTCCAAGATTGAAGCTACTAGTGATGAATCCTCTATTAAATTTCTTAAAAAAGAGATTGAACGATGTGAAATTCTTTTATCGGAAATGCAGGTGCTTTTAAAACATTTTAAATCTGTTTATAAGCTCGAAGATGAAAATAAAGCACCCTAAGGTGCTTTTCTTTTACTCATCTTCTTATACGCCTCATCAATAAACCGATTATCCAGATCAAAGATGACCGCATTGAAAATATAACGCTCTACTGGTAACTCGTATTGCTCACAATAAGCGTTAAGGTCAGCAATGCTTAACGCCAATGGTGTGCCTTGCTCATATCGACGTGAGCGTGAAATGACGTTGTAGGCTTCAATTAAGGCATTGGCTGTGTATGAGTATGCAGGGGGATCAGGCAACTTAATACCCAAAGCTTCACGCTGCTTTATTTCGTGTTCGCTGAGTCCGGCGTATCGGTTGAGATAGGTGTAAAGCTCTCGGACTTTCCCAAGGTTTCATCTCGATAAGCATTTGCTTTGGCCTGGATCTGGTCGGCTTGCGCTTTTACAAAGGCCCAGATTGCGACACCAATGTCACCCATATTGAAAAGCTTGGTTGCGTTTTCAGGCGTGAAAGGCGTTTCAATTTCTTTGCCATCCTCAACAAACACCACGCCTTTCCAGTCTGCAATTAAGTGACAGGCCGCAGCTTCTAAAAGCAACTCATGATAGAGCTTATCATCACTACCGGCAGTCGCTACATTATAGCCTTTCGATGATAGTTGATTTTGTGCGCGCTCAACCGCCACTCGGTAGGCCTTGTAATCAGAGCCGTGAATCTTGAACTCGGCCAATACATTCCCTTTGCCATCTTTATATTCTTTCCAAAGTGCGACTTCTTTGCTTTGTTGGATTGCTACTTTTAAAGCCATGATTGATCTTCCAGAAGAAAACCGCCCGAAGGCGGCCTGATGTTAGGGTGCAATAATGCGTGTAATGGTTGGTGATACGTTGATATGGTTAAAGCTCACATCAAGCATAATCGTATCTTCGCCACCACCATCCGGGTGATTAGCTTCAGATACTTCTAATTCAGGGAATTCGAAGGCATAACCATTGCCCTTGCCATCTTCGATAGAGAATTCTAATGGCATGGTGTCACGCGATTTCACATAGTCCACATATTCCGCAGCTTGAGCACCAAAAATAAATTGGCTGCTCAGGGTAATATCCACCATCTTTTCCAGATAGGTCTGTGCTGAAAGCTTCTGATTGCCGATACAGCGGATTGCTTCCAGGTTGTTCGAGATATTCAGTTCAAGCGACTGCATACAGGCAGTACCAACAATACCCTGCCCATTTACAGTCAAGTCACCAACATTCAATGCAGAAACCATAACAGCTTCAGGAACAGGAATTGGGGCAACAACCGGATTCACTGTGGTGCGTTCAAAGTCAGTACCAACAAGACCAAAGGTTGCTGTAATTTTACCAGTGGTCGCAATAGACATTGATGCCTCACCAATGCGCACACCGCGGTAAATAAAGACCTGTCCAATATCAGAGTGAAACTTCACAAAGGTGAATGTTTTGCGGACATCACCACCAAATTGAAGAACATCACCTGCCCACTCATTCATAGCCACAGCTGACCAGAAGTCATCAAATAGACCAACAGATAATTCAACTTCAAGTGAACCAGTAATTTCTGCTTCAGTTGCCATACCACCTTGACGGAAGCGAGTATCTGAAACACTGGCTGAGGTTTCCGTGGTTACCGATTCAGACAGCCCATCTGAGACTCGGCGTACTGTTTTCCAGACTGGTACTGCTGGCAATACTTCCGGCGTTTCCTCTGCTGCATAGTAGAGGCGAATTTTTGCACCACTCGACATGGCTTAATACTCCTAATTTTTAGGCATAAAAAAACAACCTTTCGGTGGCATTGGTTTGGAAATAATTAACCCCGCATTTGGCGGGGTTACTCGTCTTCATCATCTTTAAAATCTAAGCTTGGCTGCGCTTCCTTAATCAGTTCATCCAATTCTTTTAGTAGTGCTGGCTTGGTTTGCTTACCCTCTACAGACAAAAACCGCCCTGCCTCAGACAAGCATTG